AGTAATGATGACTTAGTTGACTCCACAGTTATGGCTCTTATGCGTTTTAGGCAGGGTGGGTTTATACGCTTACCTAGTGATGAGCCAGAAGAACAAAGATATTTTAAGAGGCGCGGAAACGGATACTACTAATGACACTAATACCAGAGCTAAAAGAACACATATCCAAGGGATCTCCTAAATCTAAGGGCGTGCTAACTAAGGCAGCAAACAAGATGTCTGAAGCACAACAGAGGGAGTTTCTAGCGTCTCTTCAGTTTGGCGATGCAGAGTTTCAGTTATCCGTTGCCCCCTACATGCCGAAAGGCTCAACGATTGACCCGTCTCGCGCTAGGTTACAAGCGTTCCCAAAAGAAGCGGGTGTTGGCCCGGAAGGACTTAGCTTAAAGGGCGTGTCTACTAAAAATGTTACAGATCCTGAACAACTTAAATCTGGAAAATATCGTGGTTACGAGCTTGATTTTGAACCTGATACAGTAACCGCCGTAGAAGCGGCGAACGCAAGTCCGCGTGTTTTTGCTCACGAGTATAGGCATTTTGAAGATACTGATGGCTTAGAGATGATAAATAGAATACAAGATCTGATGGCATCACAAAACTTGGAGGAGCTTAAAGACAACACTCGTATGTTGGCGGAAGCAGGTATAGGTAGGGCTGGAGTTAGCGATAAAGAGATGGGTAAGTTGTATAGAGACTTATACAACGCAACAATTAACTCTAGCGAAGAAGAAGCCATCGGAGCCGCAAAAGCACTAATGCAATCGCCAAAAATTGTAGAGCTTATGGATATGGGTGTTAACGCGTATTCACCTGAACTTTTTCCTGATGTTAGAAAAAAAGCCGGTTTAGGGCCTTACTTTAAGAGAACTGTCTTAGGAAATACTGATGCTACTGAGATGCCCAAAGAGTTCCGTGCAGGCGGACGCACAAGACTAATTTAGAGATACATTATGGCTATTGAGAAAGGACTATACGCAGCCCCACAGGGCATAGACGACGAGCTTATGGAAGGCGAAGACGCTGGCCTTGAGATAGAGATTGTAAATCCAGATAGCGTCACCTTAGATGATGGCAGTATGGAGATCACTATTATTCCCGGCGCTGATCCTATGTCTGGCGAGTTTGATTCTAATATAGCCGAAGAATTAGAAGAGTCTGAGCTTAACGAGTTAGCAGATGAGCTTATAGGGTTAATAGAAGCTGACGTGACAAGCCGAAAGGACTGGGCTGATACATACGTTAAAGGCTTAGATGTTCTGGGCTTTCAGTACGAAGAGCGTACCGAGCCGTGGGAAGGCGCGTGTGGTGTGTACTCTACAGTACTTGCCGAAGCTGCTATACGTTTTCAAGCTGAAACTATGTCAGAGACGTTTCCAGCTGCTGGCCCAGTACGAGTAAAGATCCTTGGCGAAGAAGACAAAGATAAAGAAGCAGCCGCAGCCCGCGTAAAAGCGGATATGAATTATGAGCTTACTGAGCGTATGGTGGAGTACCGCCCAGAGCACGAACGGCTTCTATATAGCCTAGGATTGGCTGGTAGCGCGTTTAAGAAAGTTTACTTTGATCCAAACATAGGCAGGCAGGTAGCTCTGTATATCCCTGCCGAAGATGTAGTAGTGCCCTACGGCGCGTCTACTATAGAAAGCGCAGAACGTGTTACGCACGTCATGCGTAAGACCAAGAATGAGATACGTAAGCTACAGGTAGCTGGGTTTTACCGCGATATAGAGTTGGGTGAGCCGCAGGCGTATCACACAGACATTGAAGAGCGTAAGGCTGAAGAAGGTGGTTACTCTATAACAGAGGACAACCGCTACTCTTTATATGAAGTACACGCTGATATGGTTATTGGTGGTGTTGATGAAGATGAGGACGAGATAGCCAAGCCTTATGTCATAACGCTTGAGCGTGGCACAAATGAGATCCTAGCGATTCGTCGTAACTGGGAGGAAGAAGATGAGTTGATGCTAAAGCGTCAGCACTTCGTACACTACTCGTACGTACCGGGATTTGGGTTCTATGGCCTTGGCCTGATCCACATCATCGGCGGATACGCTAAAGCGGGTACGTCTCTTATACGTCAGCTTGTAGATGCAGGTACTCTATCTAACTTACCGGGCGGTCTAAAGGCTCGTGGGTTACGTATTAAAGGTGACGATACGCCGATTGAGCCGGGCGAGTGGAAGGACGTGGACGTGCCATCAGGCAGTATTCGCGACAACATCATGCCGCTCCCTTATAAAGACCCTAGCCAGACACTACTGGCGCTGCTTAACCAGATTACTACTGAAGGCCGTCGTCTAGGCGCTATCAGTGATATGAACATCTCTGACATGTCAGCCAATGCTCCTGTGGGTACTACGCTGGCGCTATTAGAGCGTACGTTAAAGCCTATGGCTGCTGTACAGGCCCGTGTTCACTACGCTATGAAGCAGGAATTTAAACTCCTTAAAGCTATTATGTCTGAGCACGCAGATACGGAATACGCCTACGAGCCGTTTCGTGGTGAGATTACAGCGCGTCAAGCTGACTATATGATGGTGGATGTAATCCCTGTCAGTGATCCTAATAGCTCTACAATGGCCCAGCGGGTTGTACAGTACCAAGCGGTATTGCAGATGTCGCAGTCAGCCCCCCAGATCTACGACCTGCCACAGCTACACCGGCAGATGATAGAAGTATTAGGGGTTAAGAACGCAGATAAACTCGTCCCAGTAGACGATGACATAAGACCTACCGATCCAGTCAGTGAGAACATGAACAACTTGAACGGTAAGCCCATGAAAGCGTTTATCTACCAAGACCACGAAGCGCATATGGCGGCTCACCAGTCGTTTATGCAAGACCCTATGATTGCCCAAGTAATGGGGCAAAACCCCCAAGCACAGCGAATGGCTGCGGCGTTACAGGCACACATAGCAGAGCACTTGGCGTTTAAATACCGTAAGTCTATGGAAGAGAAGTTAGGTGTACCGCTACCTAATCCCAATGCAGAGCTACCAGAAGACATGGAGGTCAACTTGGCCCGTCTTATGGCGCAGGCTGGGCAACAACTTGCACAACAAAATCAACAGCAGGCGGCACAACAGCAAGCACAGCAGAAACAACAAGACCCTGTTGTACAGATGCAGCAGCAAGAGCTACAGATCAAGCAGCAAGAAGTTCAGCGCAAGATGCAGGGCGATCAAGCAGATATGCAGCTTAGGCAGCAAGAGCTACAGCTTAAAGCACAAAGAGATCAAATGGATGCCGAGCTTAAAAAGCAAGAGCTACAGATAAAAGCGCGGGGAGAACAAGTAGACGCGCAGATGCAGCAAGCCGAGTTACAACTTAAAGAAGAAGAGCTAGGGATTAGCTTACAAAGAGATGGTGTAAAGATGGCAGCAGATCGCCGCAAAGATAACGCTAAAGCAGATACTGACATGTTTAAAGCTATGAAAGATTCCAATAAAACTAGAGGCCAATAATGGCAGCAACCGTCTTAGACGTACTAAAGAACAAAATCGAGGATGATAAATCCTCTGCACTACAATTTCTAAGTGGTGGCGGAGCTAAAGACTTTGCCATGTACAAAGAAACCACAGGTTTGATTCGAGGTCTCGAAGCCTGTCTGGGATACGTAGAAGACCTCTCGCGAAATTTGGAGTACGGAGATGACTGAAGCTATACAAGCTATAGAACCAACTGAAGAAGAATTTGAAGCGCAATTACCTATGCCTGTGGGTTATAGGGTGTTGATTGCTATGCCGGTAGTGGAAGATGAGTTTGAGGGCACTGACCTATTAAAGTCAGTAACCACTAAGAATCACGAGCAGGTCATGTCTATTATAGGACTTGTGCTAGATATGGGTGAGCAAGCCTATAGTGATCCAGACAGGTTTCCTAATGGGCCGTGGTGTAAGCAAGGGGACTACGTAATGTTCCGCGCTAACACCGGCACTAGATTTACCGTTGAAGGCTCTGAATATCGTTTAATGAACGATGATTCTATTGAAGCCGTTGTAGCCGATCCCCGTGGCATTCAAAGAGCATAAGGAGTAGACCATGCCGTTTCAAAAAGTTGAATATAATTTTCCAGATGACGAAAATGAGACTTCTAATTTAGAAGTAGAGGGTTCGGGTGCAGTTGAAATTGATATCTCTGGTAAGAAGAATGCAGACGAGTATGCAGATACTCCTGTGGAATCTAAAGTGGAAGGTAAAAAACCTGACGAAGACTTTGAAATTGAAGTCGTTGACGATACGCCACGGGCTGATCGTGACCGTAAGCCATCTACGCCACCGGCTGAAGTCACGGAAGAGGAGTTGGAAAGTTACTCAAAAGCAGTCGCGCAAAGAATAAAATATCTTGGTAAAGGTTATCACGACGAACGCAGGGCCAAAGAATCTGCTCAACGAGAACGACAAGAGCTAGAAAATTTTGCTCAACGTCTGGTCGCAGAAAATAATAATCTTAAAGGCGATGTAGGCGACACGCGAGAAGCGTTGCTTGAGCAAGCTAAAAAAGTTGTTGGTTCAGAGTTAAACGGAGCAAAGATAGCATATAAGGACGCTTACGAAGCAGGTGACGCAGATCGCCTGTTATTAGCGCAAGAAGAGCTAACTAATGCTAAGATAAAGTCAGATAAGCTAGATAACTTTAGGTTACCGGCTTTACAGGAAGAAGAAACTCCTGT